TGCCGTCGGGTGCGCCGTCGCGCGGCCCTGACAGTCGTGCAAGGAACCCCGCCGCATAGGCGGCAGGGTCGGATTCCACAGTGCCGGTGTCGGCGGCTGCGTCTGCAGTGACCTGCTCGTCGGCGGGATCGGCTGCAATGTCGTTGGGGTGATAGTCAGCGAGGAGAACTTCGAGGGCGGCTTTGCGGGCGCGACCGTAGGGGATCTCCAGCACCGGGCGCATCGCGTCACTGAACGCGTCAAGGTCCAGGCCCGCATCGACCAGATCGTTGGCCTTAGCAGTGGCAAGCGTGAAGTCGTTCATCGGGAACGGGGTCACCGTCGCCTCGAACAGCTTCAGTTCCTGCAGGAACCGGACCGACTTACCGGCCTGCTGCCCGAAATAATGCTTGATCGCGTCGTAGGTGAACGACATGCCCTTGATGTGACCCTCGAGCATCTTCATTCGGACGCTTTGCGCCTTCGGGTCACTGGAGAACCTGGCCCGGACCCATAGCCCAACCTGGTCTTCCTTCGCTTGTACGACGCTGCCGATCACACCGTCGGTGGTCAGGTTGTGATCGGCGATGAGAGGCAAGGGCTGCTTCGCTCGGGACCAGTCGGCGAGGGTTTTCTTGAACGCGCCGGGGAGGACCACGTCGCCGCCCTTGTCTCTGTTGCCGAACACGGAGACGTAACCCTCAAGTTCACCCGAGTCACCGCCGACGGCCTTCCATTCGGCGCCGAACAGCAGGTTGGACCTCTGCCCCATGGTGGGCTCCTTCGCGTACAGCGCGGCCAGTTGACGGTTAGCCAAATCGCGGGTTTCGTGGCAGCCGCCCCGCTCCAACCGGCCGGTCTGCTTGTTGATCACGCCGAACGGTTTCGACGACGGGCACGACGGGTGATTGGCGACGACACGCCACGGCGACATGGTCAGCCGTGCCCGTTCGACGCGGCCAGTTCCTTACGTTCGGCGAGGAACCGGTCCGCATAAGACGCGGCCTGCAGCTGCGGCACCTCCGCCGACTGGATCAGCTCACCGGTGGCGGGCTGCAACGTCACCCCCGCAGGGATCAAGAACACGTCACCGTTCGGCACCGGCACCAGGCCGATGATCTTCCGGTAGTCGTTCAACGTGATACCGCCACGGGCGAGACCGTTCGTGGCCCGCTCCCACTTCGCCGACTCCGCCTCACGCAGCGCCGCGACCTCGGAGTTGTCCCACCGCAGCGTCACCCGCTGCCGGCCAACCCCCGCGAAATCAGGAAGTAGACGGGCTTGCACGGCGTCGAGAAAGTGCCACTGCAGCGAGTTGATGGCGCCTTCCCATAGTTCCCGGTGGGCCTGTTCATAGTTCGTGAACGTCGACCGGTCCAGGCCAACCTTCGCGCCCACCAGCACCGCCGGCACCCCGAACACGGCGCAGATCCGCGACTCAGACTCAGCCCGCAAATCGGGGAACTCGAGATCCTTCAACGACTGGCCGAGGATCTTGACGTCCATACCCTTCTGCAGCACAGCAGGTCCGCCGCGGTTCGCCCCGGAGAAGCGGGCCATCCAACGGGCACGGATCCGCTCCGCCACAGTGGCGTCGACAGCCTCAGTCACAGTGATCACCGAGGAAGGGGTTGCGTCACTACGCAGGGTCCGATCGACGAAGTCGGTGGCGGCGTTGTCCAGCGACACGGCCCTCGCGGCGGGGCGCATCGGCGGCTGACCGAAATACTGATCCAGCGGGTTCGGGAACTTAACGTGAACCACGTCACCGGCCGGAATCGGAATAATGTCCGTGCCGATGCTGCGAGCACCCGACGACGGGTCCAGCACATAGCCGTAGTTCCACACCCGCGGGTTCACCGTCGGGAAGATCCGGATGCAGTCCGGGCGCAGCGGCCACAACTCAGCCGGCAGCCCATCTCGGCCGCGGACGATCAGCCAATAACAGTTACCGGCGATATTCAGGTATGTGACGCACAGCTCGAAAAACTCGAACTCCGTCGTCACCGGGTTCGGAGCGGCGAACAGGCGCCGCAGTCGATGCCCGTCCAACGCCTCCCCATGCTCCAACGGATAAACCCGCAGAAACGACTGGGGCAGGTTCTCCGCCAGCTTCCGGATACACGCATACACCAGCTCGTTACGGCCGTACCCATTCGACGCCGACGTCGTGTACGACGCGTCCGGGTACAGGGCACCGTCCTGGTTCGGCTTCGCCCCACCAAACGCCGGGATCACGATCGTGTTCTGATCCCCCGACGGGGGCATGCCAAGGGAGGCGGTCTTCGACTCAGCGAGAAGAAGCCGCCCAAGCGCCACGGCTAGACCTTGCCGGCCTCACGCAGCGCACCCACCACGACCGACGCCACCCCACCCACGATCAACGCTACGGCGACCCCGGCGAGCATCGTCACACCGGTGAGCGTTGCGGCCGCGCCACCCACCTGAGCCAGCCACGAACCCGTAGGTACGACCGGGAACCGCAGACCGTGCAGCTTCCGGCGAGGGCGAGCCTCATCATGCAGCCACTCGTTCAAGGTGATCGGCTCGTCGACCTTCACCTGGGACATGCGGACTCCTCAGAAAATGTCGGAGGTGGGCTGTTCGATGAACTTGGCGTGACCCCACGCCGCGCCAGTGACCGCGTTCAGCGGCGAAATATCCGAGGCCGACTTGCGTTGATTCCACGCCCACATACCGTCGCCCACATCACGGCTAACCGCACTCACCAAAGCCGCAGTAAGAGCCCGATCCTCAGTGATCGTCACCGACTTGTCGGCAACCAGCTTCTGCAAATGCCCACAAGCACGACCCATATCCAGACCGTTGAACTGCTCCGGCTCGATGCCCTGCTCCTCGAGCTCGGGGAGGAACACCCCGATCAGGCCCGTCGACGAACAACACCACCGCGCATCCGGGTAACTGCCCTGCAGCTGAACCACACGGTCAACCAGCCAGTCAGTGCCAGGCCTGTGCTCGGCCACCTCGAGATGGACCGGGCCGGTATCCCTGGCCGCAACCCCAATCGCCGCCGAGCGCATACCCATCGACACGTCCAGGAAGAACACCGGCGGACCCGACGGCTTCAAGCGATCAACGAACCGGGCGGCGAACGCTGACGGATCAATCAAGAATCCGGGCGCCTCATCCCAAATCCCCAACGCCTCACGCAGGAAATTGTCCGGATTCAGCAACTTCCGCATGCGGAGAATCGCCTTGCGCGGGGTCCGCTTCGGATACGACGGGTTCGCGACCCGCCATGCAGCCTCATCATCCGGGTCGCTGCCACGCTCCGCGGAGAACTCCACATACAGCACATCCGACGAGACACCCTCCAGCGCCTCGTCGCGGAGCCGGACGAAAACCTCACTCGGGTCGGTCGGCTTCGGCGGCGTCCCCATAAGAATTATCAACGGATTGGGGGACTGGTTCGTCGTCGGCACCAAATCCGCCAACGCCGTCTCCGTGAGGATCTGCGCCTCATCGAGAACGAGCATCCCGACCTTCGTGAACCCGCGGATCGACCCACGTTCACGAGCAGCGAACACGATCCGTGACCCGTTACGGAACGGGATGCATTCCGTGCCCGCGCCCGTAGTGATCGCGTCATAGTCGATGTGCGGGATCAGCTCTCGCCGCTTCGCCCACGCCCGCATCTCCATGAACGATTCACGTGAAACCTTAAACCGATGAGCCGTCCACACCACCGTCAAACCAGGGCTGGTGATACACAACGCGAACGCCACCGCGGCCACATCGAACGTCTTGCCGACTTGCCGGGGAATCGACAACACCGCCGTGTCGGCCGCGTAGATCCCGAACTCGTCCTTCGCCAGCAGACAACGATTAAGGTCGGCCTGCCACCGATCGAACCCGATCCCGATCTGCCGGCACGTCTCTCGAACTGCGGGGAACCCATCCGAGCGGATCCCCGCCGGCAACACCAAGTGCCGAGCCTCAGGCAGCAGTCCACTTCTGGTCAGGGGTGGAAGCGGCGGAGCCAACGTCATCGACCGTAGCCTCCGCGTCAATCAGCTCGATCTCACGCACAATCTCAAGCAAACGCTTGGACAACGCCGCCAAATCCCGAGCCGGCGTCTTCGGGTCCTCCACGCTTTGAGCTATCCGAGATCGCAGCGCCACCAGCAGCTTTCGCCTATCTCCATCTTTCGCCGCTGCACTCACCGTCAACGGCCTCGACCGCCGCTGTGGAGCTCGACGGGGCTCAACAGCACGAACCGCGCTCTGCCGAGCCATCAACCCTCCTCCGCGAAAAAGAAACCCCGTGTGTAGAAGCGCGAC